TAGGTTGTATTAGTCCTGGTCTGATCAACTTTAAGTTGTATCGCCCATAGGTTGTATTAGCCCGGCTCTGCTACCGCCTCATGATATGAAAATGCAAGGTCGTCTTATTTTGACTCAGAGTACCTGAAAACCAGAGATGGCCTTGTATGGGGCTATTTTAGGGGTCTCTGACGATTTGTATTATTTTTACTATTATTGTTGATTATGGGTTGACGCCTATGTTTTGGTCTGTTAGGTATTGGGTACACCAAAACGGTGAGGCCATATAGGCCGTTTTTCTCAGAACCTTGAAAGGGTTTACATCATGACTGATTTTATTACCTCTACACAGTTTGTATCTGCCGCAACTATCACAGTAGACATGTGGAACGTGCAGACTAATAAGACTTCTCAGCTGGCTCTATACGGTGACTTCTTACAGGACACCATACAAGGCGCTGTGTGTGACGCTCTGTTGGCTCTATTAGCTGCATCTAGCTTTGACCAGTTGGATCACGTTATGAAAGCTTACACCCGTGAATTTTGCAACGGTGGCGCACAGTCTTACTCTTGCCGTAGCAAATACCATATTGTTGACAAAATCGCAGAACACTTGTCTGGAGAACAACTCATAATTTTGGAAGCTATGTCTTCCGAGTATTCAACTCTGGTCAAGTCTTATGATGCCAACGTCAAAAAAGCACAGGCGGAGTCTTCTAGCTCTAAGCCTCCGAGCACTGGTCAAGAATTGCCAGATGAGGTGAAAGCACTGATCGCAGCTAATACAGCCAAGTCAGACGCCAAGTAATACAACCTCAACGGGAACCGGTTTCGGTCGGTTCCCTCTACTTATAGGAGAAATTAGATGAGAAATAGTCGCCTTAGAGAGGAACGCATCCTTGCAACTATAGAGGTAGTAGCCACACGTATAGCGTGTGTACTCGGCCTAGTTGTACTGGGATATTTTTTTCAACCGGTAGTAGAGTACATTTTACTGCAACCTTAAGGATAGTGGGACCCTTGGGAATACAACCCAGGGTTCTCGCTCCGTGCGAACACACTCCTATCTACAACATAAAAAAATACCTTGGGGCTCCTATCTACAACATAAAAAAATACCTTAGCATAACAAAGAGTGTGCCAAAGTGTCGCACTCATACACTTTACTCAGAGTCTACCCCTTGACAAATAAAAATTAGTTCCTATATGTCAAAGACAGGACAGGACATAACATATGTTATACGTATGTTAAACATAAGACCAATAACTTTAGTTTTAATCATAATAGTTAAATAATTAAGTGGAACATACGTTATACATATGTTAGGGAACTTAAGCGGTGCTAGTAGACTTTAGAGAAATAATACATCATGACAACAAAAAAATAATAGACTTTAGTGTTTATTGTGTTGTCAAATACAAGGGTCGTAAGTATTACTATATAAATAAAACTAAAGAGGATTGCCTTATAGACCTCTTAGAAGATATAACTAAAGAAGAAATCTTTGTAGAAGAACTTGAACCTTGACACCTGATATACCATTAGTAGTAGTAACTATTATAATTTTTATGATTATTTTGTTGCCCAACTAAAACTTTCTTTTGTTTTAAATCAATGTTCTATACGAAAGATATAAAAAAGTTATACTTTAGGGGTTGACATATACAAAAGAATACCTATGTAGTGTAGCACGGCAAGCGTCATGCTCACACCTCCCCGAATATATTCATGAGTGAGACGCAGAGTATCTGACCTTGCCCCCTTATTTTCCCCAGAGAACCTTAAGTTCTACAAAAGAGCCCCTAAGTGTTATGACTTATCCTAAGAATCAAGTGTTGCCCTATAGTAAGCCTATTGCCAAGTATGTTAGGCAAGCGGTTCAAGATGGTGTGAGCATTAAAGATATTATGGCTACTGTAGCTAGCAGGTATCAGAATGCCCCCGGTTCTCATGGTACATTTTATAAGCTGTACGGTAATGATATAGCTGAAGCTAGGGCAGAGGTTGTCTCTAAAGTTGGTAATGTAGTCGTACAGCAAGCTATGGAAGGACACTTTGCTTCACAGGAGTTATTCTTGCGTAGTAAGGGTGGTTGGAGCCCTCAGAGCACAGTTAATGACCCCGACGAGTATACTGACCCTGACCAAGACTCAAGTGCTATTGATGCCCTCATGACCCTCTTGGGCAAGGATACAGATGCAAACCCTGACACAACAAACGAGTCGTAAGCTTACAGCAGAATCTCTAAGAGCTTTATCTGATGATAAGGTACAAGAGGCACTTAAGCAGCTAACACCTGAACAAGCACAAGAGCTACAACATGATTGGAGCTTTTGGGCTAGAACAGATCAGCTAGAGCCGAGCGGTAAGTGGAATACTTGGGTAGCCCTAGCAGGACGAGGTTGGGGTAAAACAAGAGCAGGAGCTGAGTGGGTAAGGCATAGAATCAAGATGGGTGATAGGATCGTTCATTGTGTTGCCCCCACTAAAGGAGACGTTCGTAGAGTTATGGTCGAGGGAGACTCAGGTCTCCTTAATGTTTGCCACAAGAGCGACAAGACCTACCGTAAGGCTGACATGGGTTATCCTGTGTGGTCTCCTACTAATAACAGTATGACTTGGGCTAATGGTGCCAAGGCTGTCTTTTTCTCAGCAGAAGACCCAGAAAGACTCAGGGGTCCACAGGCTTACAGTGCATGGTGTGACGAGTTATGTGCTTGGAGAAATGCACAAGACACATGGGATATGATGCAGTTTGGGTTACGTTTAGGTAAACGACCCATAGTTTTTGTTACTACTACACCTAAGACTACTAAGTTACTAAGAAGTATCCTAGATGACGAGAAGACTCATGTCTCGACTGGATCAACTTTTGATAATAGTGCTAATCTTGCTGATACTTTTCTTACAGCAGTAAAGAAGACCTACGAGGGCACTAGACTAGGTAGACAAGAGTTATACGCAGAAATACTAGACGAAGCCTCTGGTGCCCTGTGGAACAGACAACTGCTATCTAACTGCGAAGTAGACAAAGATGACGTCCCTCAGCTTAATCGAATTGTTGTAGCCATAGACCCTGCTATTAGTAATAACACTGACTCTGATATGACTGGTATCATAGTAGCTGGTGTTGATGTAAACGGTACAGCTTATGTCCTAGAGGATCATACAGGACAGTATAGTCCTCAAGCTTGGGCAGCTAAGGCTGTTGAGTTATACAGAGAGCACATGGCTGATAGGATTGTTGCCGAGAAGAATCAGGGCGGCGACATGGTAAGACACACATTACACACAGAAGATGAAACCCTACCCATACGCCTCGTTCATGCGAGTAGAGGCAAGATGGCTAGGGCTGAACCTGTATCTGCACTATATGAGCAAGGCAGAGTTAAACACGTCAGAGGGCTTAACGACTTGGAGGATCAGATGGTTCAATGGGAACCTCTTGGGTCTTTAGGGTCGCCAGATAGATTAGATGCCTGTGTATGGGCCATCACCGACCTTAGTCTTAATGGGTACGCAAAGCCACAACTTAAACTAGCATATTCTAGTGCTAAGGGACTCCTATAATGCCCAGAAGATTGAGTAAAACTAAAGCGACCCAAACACTAGGGGTCAGTGGACAGAACGTCCGTAATGGTCAGATAAGGTCTGATGAATTTATTCCTGAGTTACGTGGCAAAGCTGCTATCCGTAAATATAGGGAAATGAGAGATAATGACAGTACTATTGGCGCAGTTATGTATGCTGCTGAACAAGTACTTAGAGACGTCAAACTCAAGGTTGAACCAGCTAATGATACTGAAGAAGCTAAGAATGAAGCTCTATTTGTGGAAAGTGTCTTTGATGACATGGAACATTCGCTTGATGACCACATTGCGGAAGCGTTATCAAGCTTGTCGTATGGCTTTGCTTGGTTTGAGGTTGTCTATAAGCGCCGTGTTGGGCCTACTAAACAATCGTATAAGAAGTATAGTAAGTATACTGACGGGCGCATGGGTGTCCGTAAAATTGTTTGTCGTGCGCCTTGGACAGTCTCTAGGTTTGATGTAAACACCAAGACAGGCGAAGTACTGGGGCTTTATCAGGATACAGGTTATGCACTTTCTCAACACTACATCCCAGCTAACAAAAGCCTCTATTATAGAACTACTTCTATTAACGGTGATCCCAGCGGTCGTAGTATTCTACGCAATGCTTACACATCGTACCAATACTTAAACAACCTACAGTCCATAGAAGCCATAGCAGTAGAACGAGAGTTAGCAGGTATCCCTGTAGCTCGTATTCCTTCTGAGTATCTCTCTGGGGATGCTACATCTGCACAGACAGGTTTTGTTGCCAATCTTGAGCAAATCTTACGTGATGTAAAGTTCAACGAACAAGGCTACATTATCACCCCCAGTGATACCTATCCTGACAAGGATGGTAGTCCTACTAATGTACGTCTAGTAGATGTAGAGTTAATGTCCAGTTCAGGAACTCGTAACCTAGATATTGATCCTATTGTAAGACGTTACCAACATGACATTGCCCGTAGTGTACTTTCTAAGTTTCTTATGCTCGGTGGGGGTAACAATGGATCATACGCTTTATCTAAAAGTAAGACTGACCTGTTTCTACGTGCCTTAGAAAGCTACATCCAAGCTATTGTAGATGTACTTAATAAGCAGCTAGTGGAACGCCTATGGCAGCTTAACGGACTTAACTACGACCTCATGCCCTGTATCAAGGCTGGTGATGTTGCCCCTCATGATCTACGTGAGATTGCAGCATTCCTTCGTAACCTTAACGGTGCAGACATTAACGTCAGTGATCACCCAGAG